AGCGCAGTGGCGTCGTAGCCCCGGCCTTTGGATTCCTTGTACACATCGCTGATGTCGTTCGCGATCTGCTTCTTTTCGTCTTCCAGCCGTTCGATGCGCTCGATGATCGAAACCACATCCTTGGCTGCATTATCCCCGATGCTGTCATTCATGCTTGTTCCCCTAAGTCATCGAGGATGAGAGTGCAGGGAGCGCCGTCCTCGATCCAGCGCGCCTCGATCCACCGGCAATGCCGGTCATTCGCTATCACCCCCGCAGTAGCCAAAGCATCGAGGCTGGCTTTGAAGAGGTTGTCCAGATCCCGGTGCCGCTTGTCAGGCGGGACCACCAGCATCGTCAGTTTGAATGGGCCAGTGATGCGACCGGCCCTACATTGAGCAGCGATGGCCCAAGAGGCCGCTTCTTTCCATTTGACGTACTCTGGCGACCGATAGACGCCGCCGCCCTTAGTGGCCCTCCAGAGGCGGTTCATGCTCGGCGGAAACGGGATCTCGACCTTCAGCATTGAACTGCTTCCTTGCCTCTAAAGCGAGCCGCAGGAGACGGTAGGCCTCATGCTCTCGGATTCCATACCGCTCCGCAATGTCTACGGTATCCGCGCCGCGTAGGAAGAGCCGCAGAACCTCTAAAGGTGTCGTCGTTATCCGAGGCGGATCAGATGCCGTCATAGATGTCAGGCCTCAACACGGCAGGCGAAAGCCCAGTGAATTGGGATACAACGCGCACATATTTGAGTGGCACATGCCGCCACTTAGAAATGGCTTGGCGTGTGACGCCCAACTGTCTCGCAAGAGCGCTTTGAGTGCCATAGGCGCGAAATACGTCAAGGACGATGGGATCACACTGTTTCATGAGCAGTACAATAACATGCCTGTGTGTACAGTCAACCGCCCGCTTGACCGCTGTCCCCAAATCATCGTACCCATGATTTGTCATCGGATGAGGACAACATGAAACCAGATATTGAACAGCTTAAGATACAGATCAGCTTGCTACTCGATAGACACCCTGAACTTGTGGATGATGTCGATCTACGGGCCGACATGCTTGAAGGCAGCACCGATCTCCATGCAATCATGGAGCGCCTGCTAAACGAAGAGCGTGAAGCCAATGAGCTTATCGCTGTGGTAGGCAATCGTATCGAGGCCCTATCTGCCCGGCGCGCTATGTTCCGTGCAAGACAGGCATCGCTGCGCACAGTCATGATGTCGATCCTTGAGCGCGCGGAGTTGCGCAAGATCGCGCTGCCAGAGGCTACCATTGCCATCACACGCCGAGGGCCTGCTGTGCAGATCATAGACGAGTTGCTCGTCCCTGACGCTTACTGCCGGTTTAAGCGCGAAGTCTCCAAGACAGCAATCAAAGAAGCAATCAACGCTGGTGAAGAGGTGCCCGGAGCGGTCCTCGACAATGGCAGCGAAACCTTGAGGATCGGCTAATGTTTTCGACTCAAATAAACGGTGCGCTATCAGCACCACTAGATCGTGCGTTTGTGAAAGAGCGCGAGCAATCGGGCAGAAGGTTCTCATACATCGAGGGATGGCATGCAATCGCTGAAGCAAACCGTATCTTCGGCTTTGACGGCTGGCATCGAGAGACTGTCGAGGCTCGTCTTGTCAATGAGAAGCCTCGCAATATCGGTCGTGACGGTCGTGATGGCTGGACTGTTAGTTATGTTGTGCGTGTGCGCGTTATTGTGGGAGATGTTATCCGCGACGGTATGGGAAGCGGTCATGGGATCGATGCAGACCTTGGCCTCGCACACGAAAGCGCTATTAAGGAAGCTGAAACTGATGCAATGAAGCGGGCGTTGATGACCTTTGGGAACCCGTTTGGTCTTGCGCTTTACGACAAAGAGCAACGCCAAGTTGTAGACGCGCCGCCCGAGAAACTACAACCTACAGATCTAAATGCCCTGATCGAAGAGGTCTTGCGCATGAAGACCACCGCCGCCTTGCGCAAGTGGTGGAAACAGACTGCCGATTTCCGTAACAGCGTTGGCCTTATCGATGGCACTGAAGAATATCAGTTGCTTTACACTACCTTTGTAACCCACGGGAAAAAACTCGCAGCAGGAGAAACCGTCAATGGCTAATCGTTATGATGCACTTACAGTTAGCAAGTATGTTGATCGCAATGGCGATGAAAAAAGCTTCTTCACCAAGATCGGCACGATGTTCCAAAGCAAGAGCGGCGATACATACAGCTTGGAACTTATTGCGCTTCCTATCCCAGATAAGGAAGGCAAGGTGCGCTTGTTCCTCAAGCCGCCGGAGCAGCGCGATGGCGCGCAACAGGTTTCGCGTAGCGCGCCTCGCCCTGCGGCTCGTCCGCAAGCGTCTGATGACGATGTGAACGATTCAATTCCATTCTAATGGACATCCTCACTCCTAGGGGGCAGGAGTCGAGGAAGTGGGAGGATCGGGCCGTACAAATCTGGTCCTCCCATTACCCCGATATAATCTACGCCTCTACCGACAAAGACACGCCATGCGTTGTTGATGCGGTCCTCGTCAAGAATGGCAAGATCATTGGCGTTGTAGAGCAAAAGTCGAGGCCGGGCATGACTGTCCTCGATTTTAACGTGACCTATGAAAAGCGATGGCTGGTAACTCAGAAGAAACTAGACGACGCCTCAAAGATTGCACAAGCCCTGCAAACCAAACTTGTCGGGTTCCTATACTTCCCCGAGGCTGATGTGCTGTTAGTCAAGACGCTGATGGCTCCCGGCAAAGGGTGGGTGACAGACATAAGGAAAGAACACACCAGAACACAAGCAACCATTAACGGAGGCAGCGCAGTGCGCCTCAACGCTTACATCGACATGACTGACGCGCTCGTACTTTATGGAGACATCGATGAATGAAGACCAACCCCTTAGCGAGCAGTTTCGAATTGTAGCCAAAAAATGGGTCGATGCTGATTCAGCGGCGAGCCTCTTAGAGGAAACCAAGAGCGCTGTCCTTGCGCGGATGATGGCGGGACAGGGTGACATGCCAGTGAACCGCGCAGAGCTCAACGTGAAGTCTTCAGAAGAGTGGTTGAACTTCATTACCAATATGGTGAAGGCTCGCGAAAGGTCCGCACTTTTGAAAGTGCAACTTGAATACATTCGGATGCGTTTCAGCGAATGGCAATCACATGCAGCAACCCGTAGAGCGGAGATGAAACTATGAATGAGCTTCTAGACGAAGAGTGGGAAGCAATAGCTACAGAGATGACAGATCAAATTACAGAGATCATTGAAGGCAGAGACAGCGACATGATCATAGAGGTTTTGGCCTGCATAGTAGCCGACATGTTGGCACCGTTCGAAAGCAAGGAGGGCATCCAACTGATACTCGCCTTTACCGCCGAAATTTTGGAAAAAGCCTATGGCTTGGAGACCGACATAACTAGTGGGGCGATGCAGTGAAGCGGGTCCGCATCACTGCAAAGATGCGGGCCGACATCTTCTTGTCGCGGGGGGGGCTATGCCACCTATGCAACATGAAGGTAGTGCCCGGAGAGGATTGGGATGTCAGTCACGATATACCTTTGGAGACTGGGGGTAAAGACGATGCAACTAATTGGTTCGTTGCTCATCGCAAGTGTCACCGGGTTCATACTAGCACTGTTGACGCTCCCCTGATCGCTAAGGTCAAACGGATTCATCAAAAGCATGTAGGTGCGAAGAAGTCTCGGTCGCCAATGCCACTTGGCCGAGACTCTAAGTTCAAACGCAAGATGGATGGCACCATCGTCAGGAGAGAATCGTGAATGTTGTTTTTACAATAACCCTACCAAGATCTCTTAGACCCAAACCTGTGCCTGCCCACGATGAGGAAGGAAGCATAATTCTCCCATTCCAAAACATCTATGCATCGGTAGAGGTTGATTCACTAAAGAGCCTGCTAAAGATGCTTCATGAGAACGATTTCATAGTAGCGCGTGAGTTCAATGCAAAAACGAAGTTCGATGGCTCTCGCCTTTATGAAGATCGTGGCGAAGTCATCATCAACTGCCAAATGATTGGCAAAATCAAACCCTTCTTTGAGTGAGGAGCAAGTCTATGGAATACCGCGAAATCATGCATGAAGCCGCTAGGGTCTTCAACGAACGGAATCCAAAATATGGAGATATGAGGATTGGGATGGAACGTGTAGCCCACATCGCAACTATCATCACAGGCATCCAATTAAGCTCTCACGATATTGCGCTTGTCTTGCATGCCGTAAAGCTGTCTCGGTTGGGCGCTGATCGCAGGAACCCAGATCACTACGTTGATGGTGTCAACTATCTTGCTTTCGCTGGAGAACTGATTGAAAGTTCAAGCGCCACGGATGGCCTTAACGCAGCATTAAGCGGAATTGACGAGGACTTCGCAAAGATGGCTGACCAGTTTGCAGCCTCATCCCCTCCTACACAGCCCCACGAAGGCTAAGGAGCCGCTATGGCCGATGGCGCCCTGTCAAGTTGGGATAGGCCAAAACGGATCAGATCAAGCGGTATTCGACTTGATGAATTGCGGTATGATTCATGTCGCTACATCATTAGCGTTGATACCGCTTTTTCGGTTAGGTACTGCGGGCATGATCGCAAACGGGGATCATATTGCACCGCACATGCAGAACTCTGTTATTTGCCACCCAAATCAAAACAACATGCTGTTGCGAATTGGGAATCGGCATGAGACACTAGTTAAGTCAAGGAATGGTCCTTGGCTTACATGCGGCGATAGTTATGCGTTAGGCGCTTGTAGGCCCAACCCTTCAGTGATTGTTCGAAACGCCACTTACCCCGGTCAATTCGGTTTGGCCGGGGTCTTTCGTTATGGCACCAACTTCCAACCAACCGTAGCCTCGTCCCAGACGTACCGCTGATCGTCAGCGGGGTACGGCACGGGCGCGCTCCACAGCCATGTCGTCTGATCCAGCGTCCAACTTGCGTAGGGCTGCGGCGCGTAGAACACGTCATTGGCCAGATCAAATGTGTACCCGATCCCGGCGTAGTTGCCACGCAGGGCCACGCCGCCGTCGGGCTGGCCGTCCGCATCGTAGTGGACACCGCCCCTCGTGTTGTAGCTGGTTTGTATCCACGAGCCGGGCGATGAGTCCACGAACGTGTCAAAGAACTCAGGTTCGGCGACGATGACTTGGATGACTTTGCCGTCAAGGCATTTGGCGAAGTGGGACAAGTGTGCCTCCTTTAGGCGGTATAAGTTCCAGATGCAGTGAACTTTATGATGGTGTTGCTGCCCGATGTAGTGATGGTGGGCGAGCCGGTCGTGGTACCTGAGTAGAATGTGGTGGGCACAGACAAGATGATGACGCCGGAGCCCCCAGCGCCGCCGTTGGTGGCAACGGTGTTATTGCGGCCACCACCGCCGCCACCGCCCGTGTTTGCAGTTCCAGCAGTTCCAGTAGCGTCCGCCGGGCTGCTGCCGCCGCCGCCACCCGCACCGCCAGCGCCATTAGTAGCATTCGAATTTGCGCCGCCGCCGCCGCCGCCTGCGTATGTTACAGATGAGCCAGTAATCGAGGATGCGGTTCCTGCGCCACCGTTACCGCCGTTATTACCTGAACCGTTAGCGCCAACCGCAGAAGCGCCGCCACCGCCGCCAGAACCAAAGTTGGGATTTGTAGCGGCAGTGCCGCCCGCAAAACCTTGGCCGGATGTCCCTGCGCCGCCAGCAGCGCCTGTACCGCCACCGCCACCGCCGCCAGAGCCGCCAGATCCCGGATTATTTACAGCGCCATCCGCGCCTTTGCCACCGCCAACCGACGTAACTGTTGTAATGCCAGAACCGGAAAGCGATGAATTTGCGCCCGCAGTATTAGTGCTACCTGCGTTTGCGCTACCTGATCCACCCGCGCCCACCGTTGCCGTATAAACAGAGCCAGAAGTAAATGTAGCTGTTCCCGTTAGAAATCCGCCAGCGCCGCCGCCGCCAGCAGTTGAGTATCCTGCGCCACCTCCACCCGCGACAGACAAATATGATGCGCTATATGTACCGGGATTGGTGGCGTTTACCCCAGAGTAAACCAACCAACCCTGCGTGGCGTCTATATAGACAAATGCCAAACTTTCACGGGCGATGGTTGCAGGGAATACGGAGGTCCCACCATTTATTTTGCTGCCGTTAGGCGCAACCGTCACATTGTTTGTCGCCCACGTCCCCGCATAGTCCGTCAACTGCACGATGTTGCCCGCAGACGGGCTGGCGGGGAGCGTGACGGTGATCGCGGCGGATGTGGTGTTGACGGGGTATGCGCGGCCCGCGACAGCCGTGAAGGATGCTGTCTGGACGGACTGCCATGCCAGAGAGCCGCCATACGCGCTAGACAATATGCCCGCAGTGCTGGCACCCTGCGCCATGACTGATATGTTGCGAGAGATGGTCATCTGTTATCCCTCATTAAGCTGACGCAACGCAGCGCCATTTTGATGTTGCGACGTTCCACACAAATCCAACATCAAGCCTGTTTGTTGAGACAGTGCTAGTTGGTAGCGCCACAATTGATGCCTCAAACAATGCGCCCCAAGTGATTGCAATAGCCGTTGTCCCGGTGATTGCAATCCAAAGCGTCTGACCATTTACAGGAGTGCCAGTCAGATTGGTTGTGAACGAAGTGATTGCTACAGACTGTGCAGTGATCACCATCATGTCATAGTTGTCGGTGTTTAACGTAGGCGTGGCGCTGTTCGCCGTACTGGCGAGAACGAGAAGCCGATAAGTGGATACGGCAACATTAATCGCAATTACGTCAACAATATCCCCAGAAGAAGCAGCAGAGGCCAGCACAACCGTTGTTCCGGTAGTGGCCGTGTAATCAGCACTGTTGAGCAAGATGCCGTTCACATAAACCTGAACATAGCCAACTGTGTATGTAGCCGTAAAACTGGTCTGACCGGCAGTCGCTGTAAAGCTAGTGCGGGTATAGGTTCCGCCGGGGATGTTTACTGTGACGGCAGTGCCAGCAGCAGACGCCGTAACACCGGAACCAGTAAAATCAAAACTGGTAGCGCCAGAAGTAAGTAGCGAACCTTCGTCGTAGACACTGATGCTGCTTCCGCCACCGCCACCAGCGGGGCCGGTGGGGCCAGTTGGCCCTGCAACTGTGGAAGCCGCTCCAGTCGGGCCTGTAGGGCCAGCAACCGTGGAGGCCGCGCCAGTAGCGCCAGTGGGTCCAGTAGGCCCAGTTGGCCCTGTAACGCCGCTCACAAGCGCAAGGAACAGCGCCTGACCACTGGAGAAGTTGGTGGTGCCAACGCCACCGGAGTTAACCAGTGAGACCGGGAACGCCCAGTAGGAGTTGGCCGCGCCGGGATTGAAATTCGTTGGATTTCCAGTGATCGTCCACGTCTGATAGTCAACGCTACTAGTCTGGCTTTGGATGACGATCTGCTCGCCAGTACTCAACAGCGACAGGAAAATATCAACGTCGATGCCATTGTCTGTCAGATGGCTAACATTGATTTGCGTGGAGCTAATTTGCGTGGAGGCATTCCAAAGAATGTCACCGTCGCCCGGATAGCCAGAGGTCGCGCCAGTGTTCGCCATGTAGAGGAACAAGTTTGACGAAGTGCCGCTCGTCCCCGTGGGGCCGGTTGGGCCCGCAACGCTTGATGCTGCCCCCGTGGGTCCTGTAGGGCCACCGATGCCCGTGGGTCCAGTAGGTCCGGCCACAGTGGAGGCCGCGCCAGTGGGGCCTGTTGGGCCAGTCGGGCCTCCTGCTCCTGTAGGACCAGCCACAGTGGAATCCGCACCCGTAGGGCCGGTGGGGCCGACGCCAGATGGGCCGGTGGGACCGGGCGTTGTAGATCCGGGGCCTTGAGGCCCGGTTGGGCCGGTGCTGCCAGTTGGGCCAGTGGGGCCCGGAACAGTTGAATCATTACCCGTCGCGCCCGTGGGCCCTGTAGGCCCTGTGGGGCCAGCAACTGTTGACGCAGCGCCAGTTGATCCGGTCGGGCCGGTCGGGCCCGTGCCGGATGGGCCAGTGGGGCCGGGAACATTAGAGGCGGCCCCCGTGGCTCCCGTGGGGCCTGTGGGCCCCGTGGGGCCTGCAACCGTAGACGCCGCCCCGGTTGGGCCAGTGCTGCCCCTTTGGCCTTCGATTCCCTGCACTCCGGCGGGTCCTGTGGGGCCAGCAACGCCCGCACCCGTGGCCCCTGTGGCCCCCGTGGGCCCAATATCGCCGTTTACGCCCGTAGCCCCCGTAGGCCCTTTTGCCCCCGTGGGGCCCGTGACCCCCTGCGGGCCGGTGGGGCCGGGAACTGTCGAGTTGCCGCCCGTGGGGCCGGTCGGGCCGAAGCCGCCGGTTGGGCCGGTGCTTCCGGTGGGGCCGGTCACATTGGACGCTGCGCCCGTGGGCCCAGTGTTGCCGGTGCTGCCGGTTGCTCCGGTGGGCCCGGTTGGGCCTACATTTCC